GTTTCCCAAGTCACGATAGTCGGTGCTTTTTTATATATCTTGTCTAGTAGCAATTTCGCTGAGTCGCTGAGTGCTGCAAGACCAGCTATATCTTTTTTAATGTAAGCTAGTATCTCTATAAGCTCTTGCTTTAATGCAGGACAAGGTTCTGTAGGCCAAGTTATTTTCTCCTCTGTTTTACGTCCGTGAATAAGGATTAATCTCGCAAAAAATCCTTGACCAAGCGTAGATACAGGGAAACAGAGCGCGAAGTTAGAAGGAGTATTCCCGCCCAGAATACTAACAGTTGGATTATAGATACGTATAGACTTTCCATTTCTAATCCTATATCTGTAATAACCTGATTTGTCCCATAAAGAACCAAGAAGAGAAATGAAGTCCAGATTGCCAAGACCAATAAAATCATTAAACTCGTCAGCCGATATAAATACTTCTCTGTCTGTGTCTTCACCAAATTCTCCAAATAAATTTAAATCTGCTAGATTTGCATCTGCTACAGTGCCTTCGGCAACATCTCCTGCAAGGTCTTCTAGAAATTTTTCCTTAGAGGTTTTCTCTGCTGCTATAGTTTCATAACCTGCTGCTTCAATAAGTTTAGTAGCTAATTTAATTGCTGTAGATTTCCTAGTACCCGTAGCTCCCATTAGCATACAATACATGTTAGGGTTTACAGTAAAGTGTCCATGCTGTACTGCATATCTTCTACCTAGAAAAGCAGATAGGGCAGTCATGAGTGACCAACGATGAAATGTTTTGGGAGGCTCAGTATCGTTGATGTAATTGAAATATAGAGAGAACAGATCACTCACTCAGTATCTCCCCAATTAGCTGCTCCCTTACCGTTAGGTCCTGCCTTAATAGAGGCTGGAACTGTGAATGTTCTTTCCTTTCCGTCGTAGCCAATAACTGTTACAGGAATTTCCATGCGCTGTTTTACTTGTTGAGCTAAGTCTTCCCTACCCTCACGGAATTGAAATAGAATAGAATCATGGATTTGTGCTGTGAGTCTGAAGTCTTGAATCTCTACAAGAGCAACTTTATAAAAGACATCCATAAACGCTTTATTCAACGTCATAGCATTCAGTGACTGCGGTGGATGCGCTACATAAGCATTAAGAGCTTGCTTACTTTTGCTAGGATCAGAGAAACAATATCTAGCCCAACCTGCTACATCATATTCAGACTGATGAGTTGCACGTGATACAAGCATCTTTGTGCTTGTAATTTCTGCTATAACTCCTGGATAGTAAGTTCCTTTTAAAGCTGGAAAAGCTTTGTCTGCTTGAGCGAGAAGGTACTCAGCTATTTTAAGGGAGTTCCAAGTTTTTGGTAGCTCAAGTAACCTAGCAGCTTCATAAATAGCTTTAAGTCCCATGGTAATAACAAGAACATAAGCACCCATGTTATAATTAAAGCCGTGATTTACTCGCTTAGCAATATCTCGTAAAGGTTTATTTTTGGTTTTATGTTTCTCATCGTCATAGATATCTTCGTATACCTTTCCAAAGAATAAAACAATGTTGACAGAATGAAAATCTCTTGTGCCAGAAACTGCGCTAATAATGTTTTCATCTCCTGAGATATATCCTGTATCTCTAGACTCTGCTTGTTCCAAGTCGCATTCTCCAATAAAGAATCCAGCCTCTGCGCACAAGGTTGACTTAACCTCTTTTCCCCTCGGGATATTTTGAATTTGCAATCCGCACCAGAAGTGATGTTCGTTACTCGCAAGCCTGCCTGTTGCCGTCCCGTGCGGATTAAGAGCATATAGTATTCTTCCATTGAATTCTTTTCCTTCTGTAAGATAGGTTGAAATAAGTTTTCTATTACCTCTTATATCAAGAACTAGATTTAGTATCCTTTCAATTAAGGGGTGGCGAAAGGCTGCTTCAGTAAGATGCTTTTCATCACAACTCTTATCAGCTATATCTTTGCAACCTAACACATACATAAGCTTTTTCATCTGTATGGGAGAGGCTACATTGAAATTTCTTCCGTCTACGTTATTAAGACCTACTATTGTATTTAGCTGTCTCTGCGCCACATTGATTTTATCTTGTACGGCTTTGCTTTGAGCAGCAAGCGCAGGCATGTCTCTCTTAATACCTGTAAGCTCTGCAAGCAGGCAAGGATATAAAAGAGGAAACTCTTGTAAATAATTAGTCTTAGCCCATACAGGAGCTTCCATTAACCACGCACACATAGTTATTGCAGTGGCGTATGTATCTCTGCAGTTATACTCTAATCTCTCGCTTCTATCTCCTGAAGCCATGTATTTCCATACACGTCCTTTACGAAAGAAGTATGCGGATAGATATTCCAGATCCTTTGGCATTTCGCTATACAGACAATGCATAGCTGTAGCAGTGTCGAACAGCCAATTACTAGGAACTGCATTATAGCGTAATAGATATGTGCAATCGTACTTCCCGTTTTGAAATATCTTAGGAGCAGGAAGTGTATTGAATCTGCGAACCCAGCTTAGGTTGTAATCATTATTTAGCTCTATTACAAATGAATGTAACTTAGGAATAGAACCTGTCAGCCAGACTCCTGTATAGGCAATTGTAGTAATCGCGAGAGGTTCTTTAATTGTTTCTATGTCGATTGCTATTAGATCAGCTGTACTGAACTGTGCATATAACGCAGCGAAGCTAGTGGCTGTTCCTAACTCCCAAGTAAATTCAGGCCACTCAAGCCATTCCTGCGGAGCACATAACTTAGAGCAATAACGTTTCAATACATGAGTTCCCCAAGGAACGGTTACTGTTTGTTCCAGTGGATTTAGAAATACTATCTCTATATTATCTCGTGTGAAATATGAGCCAGCGTACTTGTCGAGAGTAGCTCTGGTGTCGCGAGTAATAAGCTCTAGTAAATCTTGTCGTGTACTAAGCACTCCTGTAATCTGACGCTTATTACAGAAGAATTGTATTTCAGCCCAAGTAGTAATTTTGGCCGGCAAATTAACAGATACATTAGCATCACCGACTACGGCTTTAAGCCTAGGCAGATAATTAAACTCTGATTGTTCCCCGAAGAAAGCAAGTCGTATAGCTGATGTATTCATATATTATTTTCTGTTGTGTAGGTATATTAACAATAAAGCCCTACTAAACCTTTTGAGTCTGTAGGGCTTTACAATTAAGATACTAAGTTTGTGTCTTAGCTCTTCCTTCTCTTAGAATTAGATGATTTCCAGAGAGATCAACTCCATATATTCTTTGTTTGTTTCTTTTGCTTTTCTGCTACCGATTACTACCAGAGCAGGAACGTTTTTCGCTTTACGAATAATCTCAGCTACATTACGAGTTTCATACAGTTCAGCCAGCGGAGCAACAATAGCTTTGAATTTACCTGCTCCAAACTCATTGTCCATCATGTAGCTTACGTTACTTTCAGTACCTTCAGCAATTTCTTCGCTGTCAGGATCAACAAGTTCAAGAACTTTAATGCACTTAAGATTAAACACTACTGCTGGATGCTTGTTAATATCTTTTTTCTCAAGAGAAACTTCTACTTGATATGCACCAGGAGGGAAGTTCTTGAATTCAGGAAGATCAGCGATATCGTCGAGGGAGATGTCGAAGAAATTTGTATTAGCGTTCATGTGTATTATCCTTTAGACGTTTAAAAATATTTACAGCTTCTTGACCTATAATAAAACTGCTGTGTGTGGGAGTTAAAAGTTTGATTAGTGTGTTAAGCTCCTTTCTAATTTCTAGTAATTCACTAAGTTCTCTGGACTCTGTATAAGGCATTAAGAGTTTTTTAAGGTTAGGATGTATTTGATGATCTGATACTTTAGTTGGATCTGGCATAATAACTAACTCAGAGAGTGGATGCAATCTGTTTTAGTAATACTCCAAGCCTCTGAAGTGTACCATATTCTTCTCTATTTACTTCATAGTAGTTAACTCCTTTCTTGTAAGGTGAAGATGAGAAATCTAAGCTCTGTTCTGATGTAGCTCCAGGAAATCCTATTGTACCGCACCCTTGATTGTGTGTCAAGTGGATCACAATTCCACTATGCCTGATTATGAAATCAATTTCATTTTGATAACGAAGCCCTGAGATAATATGGATTTCTCCTCTGTCACGCATATTATCCACTAAGTCATACATCAGTCTTTTAAGCCAGAAGTCTTCTCCAAATAAAACTCTAAATAAATCTCCGGTGTATTGCATAAGTTGTCTTGGAGATACTCCTAAATGTTGTACTATCTCTTCCTTTAGTTCTGAGTTAATAAAAAACATATCATCTAAGCCAAATAAAGCAGAGCATACAAGCTTTACATCCATAGACATTTCACAAGTGTAAGCGTAATTAACTACGTCTGCATTTTGCCTGGTGTTGATATAAGTTTGCAATAACCTCGCTGTAGTTGTTTTACCGGAATGAGCTTTGCCTACAATTCCAATGAGTTTAAGCTTACGTAAGGAGTTATTAGATACAACATAAGCATCCTTTATAAGTTCATCTAGGTTATACAGCTTATGTAGATTGCTTATTTTAGTTCCTAACAAAGCTAAGTCAAATTGACGTATCATATCTCAGCCTCCCCTTGCTTCTTTACGCTGTTGAAGTAATTTCTGCAGAGCTGTTAGCTTAGACTCTGATGCAGGAGCAGATTCTTCTAGTGGCTTGTTATATTCTTGCTCGAATTTAGTAGGCTCTTGTGGTACAGTAGAAGCCATTTCTTCGGCTAAAGGTTCGTCAATGATTAGAGTAGCAGGAGGAGCAGATACAGCTTCTTTCCTATCTCTCAGCTTCGCAAGTAAATCCTTAGTAGATGTAGATGCAGTAGTATTCTTAACTTCGCTCGCAGCTTCTTTCTTTAATTCCTTACTAAGTTCCAGCGGCTTCCTATCTACCGGAGTTTTCGAGTAGAAATCAACACTATCCGCTGGCTTACCAAGCTCGCAGAAAATTTCAAGCAGACTAGGTTTAGCAGATTTTTCAATAGCTACATCTGTTCTACTTCCTGACAGAACTGAACTACTGTATGTAGTGCTGGAAGCAAATTCATGTTTCTTATTCTTGACTTCGCAGTATACTACGTGATCAAAATACTTAGCTGAGTTCCTACTGAAATTCGATGTGCCAGCAAGAGGTACAAGTTTCTTCCTGCCATCTTCAAATTCAGTTTCTACTACATGAGTAATACATACAATGTTATATCTGGCTTGCTGAATCTGAGACAGTACTTTATCCATAAGCTGACCTTGATTCCTGTAATCTCCCCAATCAGGTTTGTACTCATCCCCGTAATCTGCGGTCAGCAGATTCATTGCACTATTAGAAAGTTGCGTAAGAGAGTCGATAACAACAATAACATCTTTGGAAAGATTATTGATATCAACTACTACATACTCTGCGTCAGGCTCTTTCTTGCAGCGAATGCAGCTACACTTACCATGCTTCTCGCAAATACTTACCTTTCCTTCTAATACCTTCAGAATAGTTTCACGATACAGATGGCAGCAGCAATAGAAAGA